AGGAACTCGAAAAAGCTTTTAAAGAAGGCTCAACTAGGCCTAGGTACCAGTACACATGGAACTGGAAAGACGAAGCAGAAACCGTTCCTAGTCTTCAGTATGGTGGAGACAAGATACACAGCCGTTTCGGCTACAGGTGGAAACATCCAGTTCACGAAGTAATTGTGAGCTATGGCGGGCACAAGGAAACTCAGACCTGGGTAGGCCTTGAGATACACCACCACGCTGACACATCTAAGCCTAGATCTCAATACTTGCCACTACTAAAGCAGGCAGTAGATGAGGACCCGTATGATGACAGAAACGCTTTTTACTACGCTAGAGAGCTCTTCTTTCACGGTAAGCGCGACGATGCCATTGCAGAATTTAAGCGGCACTTAGCTTTGCCAAGAGCAAAGTGGCCACCAGAGCGAGCTGCCTCTATGCGTTATTTAGCAAAACTAGATACAGTAAACACGGAAGACTGGTTGATCAAGGCAATTAATCAATCTCCTGGACGCCGTGAATCTATGACAGAGCTTGCAATGCTTTACTATGGACGCGGCGATTGGGAAAACTGTTATAAGTGGGCTACAGACATAGTAAAAATTGAAACCAAACCTTTAGATTATTTGTGTGAAGACTTTGCTTGGGGTGCTATGCCTCATGACTTGGCTGCCATATCTGCATTTAACTTAGGAAAGTTTGATGAGGCACTAAGTTACGGTGAGACGGCTTTTAAGTTAGATCCTGAGAACGACAGATTAAAGAGTAATCTTACTTTTTATCGTTCCGCTGCTTCTTCTCCTGAATAGCTTTAAACGCTTCTACTGCGTTTGCGCTTGTTCGACTTTGCCAGATAAATCTGCATTCGTTGCAATAAACAACTTTCATGGTGGACCGGCCGCCCTCTGGCCTATCTACAGTTTTAGTATCAAGAGAATCGGTTTTTGCTTTACAGTAAGGGCATAAAGGAAATCTTTTGTGACGCATTTCTTGGCCTTGCCAATTTACCGAAAGAGTTCTGCGCAGTTCTTTGTAGTCTAGGCCGCCCCAAACGCCCCAAATTTGTTTATTGTTTAAGGCCCATTGAGCGCAGTCTTTTCGTACAGGGCACATATCGCAAAGTTTTTTAGCAGAGTTCTGCTGCGAAGGTTTGTTAGCAAAAAAGTTATTTGCATATTCTGCATTTTCTGGCTTGGCGCATTCAGCGTCTTCGTGCCAATCCGGGCTATCTATCAAGCTCAGAAACCTCCACTATTGTTGCTTGAACAATTTCTTCGAGCTCTACTTCTGTTGATACTGATAGACCCTCTCCGGTACACACAGTAGGTTGGTAGTCACCATCAATATATCCGACGTAAACTTGAATAGACGAAGAAGCATCCAGCATTTTAAAGCTCTCACCTAATGAGTAAGAAATTCCGTCTCTTTGGATAGCAGAGGCCAAAGAGGTCTTTACAACCTCTTCTTCTAAATTTACGTGACCTTCTGTGTAATATATGTAGCTGTTAGTTGAGTGAGGCTCGTATTCGTCGCCATCCCAGGTCATCCATAAGGATTCGCCAACTCGAAGATCTTTCACATAATAAATTATAGATTAAAACAAAAAATAACCTGATATATTTACCGTAAACTACAAAATTAGCTGCCGTTAGTGTAAATAGTTGCTTTATAGACGTTATCTGTGCTTTCAGGAGCATTTTCAACTTCTATTTCCAAATTATAAGATAAAATAATATCTTCTACAGCCATTTCATCAAGCTCATAAAAGTCAGAGATAGCTTTTGCTGAATTTTTTAGTATCTCACTGCGACTATTTCCGTATACAGTAAGTTTTGCAGACATTCTTAGCATTATTGGACTCTTTTTTCTAGCTTGTAAGGAGAGTAGTGAGCTCCATCCAGTGAAGGAGTGATTCCATCCGTTGATTTAATAATTACGTCTCCATAGCGCACAGCTACAACGCGGCCTCTACGCCCATTGTGGAGAGGGCCCATTTTGCCTTCAAAAGCATCAGCAAGGACTCTTACTTCGTCGCCAACAGTGATTTGTCCTGGCTGTAGTGGCACCCAAACCTCGTCTGGTGTTTCTTGCATGTGTGTAGGTATGTTCAAAGCTAGCTTTGAGAAGACCTCAACAGCTTCTTTGGACATATTTTCGCTTAACTTTAATGATTCCCAAGCCTCAAGTAGTTTAAGAACCGCTTTACCAGATCCAACTTTTACTTTAGATGCTTCTAGTTGTTGTTTTACCCATTCATAGTTTACTTCAGGCATTTTTATTCTCTCCTTGAGTAGATGTTATTACTTTATCTTTAATTATTTCTAAAACTGTCGCTCTGTTAGGTATTACAGACACATAATCAACGTATTGCCTATATGAAAGCGCGCCTCTTTCAGTGGGGGTCATATCTTCTATTTGGTATGGAAGAAAAGACCAGCTGCTGGAAAAATTAATGGTTTCTTTCCAATCAGTAGCAATAGGAGTTCTAGCATTCATCGCTTGAGCCAATCTATAGCTCCAAGAAACGCCACTTTTCCTATCTTGAGGAGCATGCATGTATCCGAGAGATGTTTCAATATCAGTCTTTGCTCGTTCATCGTTATATCCTCGGGCTGCTTTTACTTCTCTAGCAGAAAACTTAATTGTTTTTAGTACTATTTTTGACCATGAAAGCTTTTTATCGTTTATTGACCAGCGATTTTCTTTATAATCACTCTCTTTTTGGCCTGTAAGTAAGAAAGAGTCTAAATTAAGCCCCATTAAGTTATTTACATTTGGCATTTTTAGTCTCTCTTTAATGTCTTCTTCGGTTTGCCAAGGCAGCGAAGGGTATATGGTTGCTGGCCATTCTTTAGTTAGCAGACGCTTTGCAGCATTTTTCACTGACTTGCTGGTAACTGCAGAAGGGTACTCATATCTGCTTGAGTAAAATGCAGAAAATAAGCCACCCTCGGGGTCGTTAGCCGCTTTAGAGACGCTATTCTTGTACTGCCATAATTGAGGAAAGTCTAATACAAGCCGCACTTTAGGTGAGTCCCAAATCAGGTCTAGTAAATGAAGACCGCCGTAAACTTTATTTGCACTCAATGCAGTTGGCGGGGTTATGCCAACAAAAACTAAATCATAATCTTTTAAATCTTTTTCAGTCCACTTAACACTTGGCGTGGACCACACCACTTCAGCTATTTCAGACATAGCAGTGGCAAGGGTGTTATAAAACCCTACATTTTTTGAAGGCTTGCAGTGGGACGAAGCCATTCCAGTAAATAATACTTTCATTTCTCTCCTTAGAAAAAAGCGAGGTGCCTTGAGGCACCCCGCTCAAATCTATTTAAAATGGCTCCTCGCCTGCGGCTACAGGTGATGCCGGCGCAGGGGCTGGCGCTGGAGCTGGAGCTGGAGCAGGCGCTGAAGCAGCGGGAGCTGCACTTTGTGCTGCAGCAGAAACTGGTGCCGCTTCTCCCTTGTGGTACTGAGTAATCTCGTTACTCTGGTTTCCGTTGTATGTACGGATTCCAACAGTTGCACGGAATGATCGGTTCATAAGAGCCTGCTCAATCTGTGCGTCAGTTGGGTTGCTACCAAAGAAGTCCTTGTTTAGTCCAAGGATTCCGGCCTTCATGAAAAACATGTTTAGTGCCTTTGGGTTCTCTGGTGAGATTACTAGGTTGTCCCAAACGCGCCTATTAGCGTGTGGTCCTCCTTGAACCTCTGTGGTCAACTTAAACATGGTCTTACCAGTCTGAGTTGTTGTTGCTTTAGCTTCAATAACCTTTAGCTCGTAGTCACCCTTTGGTAGTGGCTCATACGAGTTGTTAGTCTCTCCTGCTTCTTTGATTAGGTCATTCCAATTTACAGATGCCATTTCTATCTCCTAGCTTGCTTTCTTATTATTGGTTTCGGTTTTTGGCTCACCAAAGATCATGTCTAACATTCGCTCAACGCTAAGGTCTTGCTGTTCGACAATCGCTCCAAGACGACCCTGAACGCGCTCTCCAGCTTCATACTGACCAGTTCGCTCAACGTACATTCTTCGCGCTTTGTGAGGGGATTGTAGAGGATCCTCGTTAGGGAACTCCTCAATAGTGATAGCACCTAGAACATCATAAAAATATGGTGCCTGGGTTGCTAGCTGGCCCTGCAGGTAAGGACGATACACGCCATCCTGACCCTTACGTGCCATTGCGGTCAACACCACGGCCTCTAGAGCCTGTGTTGGGTGCATTGTAAGGTCACGAAGGTCACGAAGAAGTGCACCCATGTGGCGAAGTAGTTCGCCCCACTGTTGCATCTTCATTTGTTCGGTACCTGCAATGTTGTCCATGCACTTGACCTGGAGCTCTGAGATAGAGTCAATAATCAAGGACTTGAACTGGTGCTTACCTGACTGAAGCCACTGAAATGCCTTCAATACTGTGTCGTAGTCGCGTACTTGAACCACCACTGTGTCCCAAGTTCCGTCGGCTGCGGGCGGCTCCTCATTCATCGGATCCCAATATTTAGGAACGATTGGGAGGAACCGGTGTCCGCCCTCAACGTCCAGCATGAGCCGAGGATAAGGAGCAGTGACTGCAAAAGTTGACTTACCAACTTTTGACTCTCCATATACCATCAAGGTAAGGGAGCGTTGCACGTTTGTAGTCATCACTCATTTCCTTTTGTCTCGTTGTAATAACCGTACGGGTCGGCGACCTCGAACGCATCACTAATTGCGGCCTCTGCAGCAGACCCATCGTCTACTAAAGGACAAATAGTGAAGAATTGGCACTTCCACTTACAATCACGGCTTGGCCTTGGGTATGCGTGCTTGTAGTGGCTCTCTCCGGCATCTAAAGCGTCACGGACGCGTAGCATGTCTTCAAGGGTTCCTTCTAGCCTTTGCCAGAAAGAACGTAGTGCAAACTGATTGTGTCGAACCTCTATTTGCTCGTAAAAAGGAGGCTTAGCGTAAGCTCCACGCTTTACCTTACGTAGCATGGTAAAGATTCCACCCTCTGAACGCTCACCATCTTGGTTCTGAGCCTCTTCGAGCGTCATGTAGGTAAGAATCTGCTCATTCATCTGAGCCGTAGCTCCAAAGTCAGCAAAAGAGCCACCTACAGTCTTAAAGTCACGGAACATACGAACGCCATCCAACTTGCGACGAACACGCATGTCAATCTTTCCCTGAAGCTCTACTCGGCCTTCCATCATTGGGCGGCTAATAACCTCTTCTGTGGAAATCATTTCAATTTCTTGGTCAATGCCTTCTATTTCTACCCATTCGAGGTAGCCCTCGAGCATTACACGGCCCAAGTCAGCTTCTGTTTCTAGTTTTGAAGTGTCGCGGTAATCTTTAGTTAGCTTGTCCATATCCTCTTTTACAAGGTCGGAGTGTGCTTCTAGAAGTGGCTGACCAGTGCTGTAGTATCGGTCAAGAGCTTCGTGAATCCTAGACCCAAGAGCTAATGCTCCTGTGTAGTCTTTTAATTTTGGTTGAAGCCTACGGTAGTAGGTAAACCACCAACGCCTTCGGCAATCCTTGAAGGTTTGGACTTCAGAGTTGGAAATTTTAACGGGCTTTACATCTGTCATTTTGTATTCTCAATTCCAGTTTGAATTATTTGCTTCAGTTGTTCTTTATCACGAACGATTTGTTCGAAGTTATCGGCTTTAGTGTCAAGAGCACCTATCACCCTTTCTTCTATGGAACCTTCTGTTACATAGTCTGTAATCAACACAGAGTCGTGAATTTCAGAACCGATTCTGTGAACCCTGTCTAAAGCCTGTTTGTAGTTGACTAGAGACCAAGGTCTTTGAAGCATAACAAG